ACGCCCTCGTCGAGGAAGCAGAGCGCCGTGGCCTCACGTTCGCTGTGCTGGACGGTGATACCACAGACCGGGAGCGGGTAGACATCGTCACCCGGTTCCAGCTGGGTCAGTACCGGGTGATCTTCGGACACCCGAAGACTGTCGCCCACGGCTACACCCTGACCAAGGGCACCACGACGATCTGGGCCAGCCCGACTTATGACCTGGAGCAGTTCGCACAGGGCAGCAAGCGCATGCACCGCCTCGGGCAGACCGAGAAGACCGAGACGATCATCATCACGGCCAGAGACACCATCGACGAGAAGGTGTACGCCATGATGACTGAGAAGGACGGGCGCATGAAGACATTGCTGGACTTGTTCCAGACGACAGCACCCAAGAAACGCAAGAAAGAATTGGAGACGGCATGAACGACGACTTCCGTATGACCTGGACTAATCCGAAACAAGCAACTAATCCGTCCTCTGAGTTCACACGCCCTTCATTCCCGACGAAGGTCGTCGACCGCCAGCGGTTGGTGTTCCTCGATTTTGAGACTTTTTGGGACTCAGAATATACGCTGAAAAAAATGTCAACCAGCGAGTATGTGCGTGACTCTCGATTCAAGGCGCAGATGCTAGGCATAAAGATCGGTAATGGAAAAACTCGGATCGTCCCAGCCGCAAAAATCAAAGCTGAACTTGCCAGAATTAACTGGGCGACACATTCGATGTGCGCCCACAACGCACAGTTCGACGGGTTCATCCTCAGCCACCAGTACGGCATTCACCCGGTGTATATCTGGGACACGCTGTCTATGGCCCGAGGACTCCACTCAAATGAAATCGGTGCTGGGCTAGACGAGGTAGCTCAGTTCTATGGTGGTCACGGCAAAATCGACGGTAGCCTGGAGAAGACCAAGGGCGTTCTGAATTGGGACAAAACATTGTTTGCTGAATTGTCTATCTATTGCGCAGCAGACGTGGACGAAATGGTCCGTATCTTCGACGCTATGATCGTGAAGCTACCCGCAGATGAAGCAGACTTGATCGACCTGACCTGTCGGATGTTCTGCAGCCCAGTGCTCAAGGTGGACATCCCGCGTGTCGAGAAAGAGCTCGAGCGTGAGCTGCTCCGACGTGAGCTCGCCATGTACGCAGCTGTCGAGCCTGAAGAGTACGACGACAAGACGACTCTGAAGACAAAGGCTGAGCGTGCCCTGGAAGGCAAAGAGCGCGACATGCTGATCATCAAGCGCGTCATCGGCAGCAACGAGAAGTTCGCCGAGCTGCTCAAGGCTGAGGGCGTCGAGCCGCCGACGAAGATCAGCCCCGCGTGGATGAAGCTGCCCAAGGAGGAGAAGGAGACCGCTGAGGGCGAGGCCAAGAAGTATGCCTACGCGTTCGCCAAAGATGACCTCAAGTTCACCGAGTTACCCAACATGGTCGAGGAGTGGGGGTTCGATCTGAACGTCCCCTCCGACGTCGCGCTGATGGTCGCCAAGCAGGCTCGGCTGCAGGCGCTGGTGGACGTGCGTCTGGCTGTGAAGTCGACGACAAACATCACCCGTGCTGAGAGGTTCCTCGAGGCCGGCAAGAACGGGATGAGCCTGCCGGTGGGTTATGCCTATTACCGGGCGCACACCGGACGCTGGGGTGGTCAGAACAAGATGAATATGCAGAACCTGACTCGTGGCGGCGAGCTGCGCCTGTCGATCCTGGCTCCCAAGGGCCATCAGATCGCGGTGCAGGACAGCGGCCAGATTGAGGCTCGTGTCAACGGCTGGCTCTGGGGGCAGGATGATCTGCTGGCAGCGTTCAGAGATGCCGACCAAGGTGTTGGCCGGGATGCGTACTGCAACTTCGCAGACCACGTCTATGGTCGCGAGATCACCAAGGCTGACAAACTCGAGCGCTTTGTTGGCAAAGTCTGTGTGTTAGGTCTGGGCTTCCAGATGGGCGCTCCGAAGTTCCAGATGACTCTGGCCAAGGGCGCTCTGGGTGGCCCGCCAGTTCACTTCCCGCTGGAGCAGTGCAAAGCAATCGTCAACACCTACCGCATGAAGAACCACCGCATTCAGGCCGGCTGGCAGGTGTGTGCCCGGATCATCGAGGACATGGCAGCTGGCCGCGAGGGCAGCTATGGCCCGTTGAACTGGGAGGCGAACACGATCTGGTTACCCAACGGCATGAGCCTGAAGTACCCTGAGATGAAGAAAGCCACCGGCGATAAGGGCTGGGACGAATGGTCATATCAGAGCGGCGACCAGCGCAAGAAGATATACGGCGGGCTGCTGTGCGAGAACATCGTGCAGGCCCTGGCCCGAATCATCGTGGGCTGGCAGATGCTGCAGATCAGCAAGAAACACCGCGTCGTGATGACCACGCACGACGAGGTAGTGGCGATGCCTAAGACAGCTCAGGCTGAGGCGTGCATCAAGTTCATGGCGAAGTGGATGAGTACCGCGCCAGCGTGGTGCTCAGACATTCCGCTCAACTGTGAAGGCGGCTGGGCCGCGAACTATTCGAAATAGGATCATATGATACCAATCTACGAACTTACGCTTGTTGCTTCTGGGGACGAAGTAGCCGACTCAGTACCAGAGGTAACAGAGATACAAGTGAACTCTGATGATTCCACCCCACTGCAAATACTCGCAAGAAAAGTGAGCGATATTGACGGAGCTGAAGCTTCGTACATCTGGCTCACCATGGAGCAGGCAATACTGATCCGGGACTTCCTGATCTTCGCGCTACCTAAATAAATTTTCAGTAGCCCACCCCTTTACGGACGGGTAAGCACGACTGGCCGCGATCAGTGCCAGGAAAAAGTTGGATACGGAGATGCTCTGCGCCCTCTTGCCCCCAACTGCCCGTCCACCAAATCTGTGTGCATTTCCTGCACAGATCATCGTATATCTAACTACGATTAGTGTTAGAATCAACCACATCAAAAGGAACCCAATGACTGAAGTTCTCGAACGACCCCGCGTCAGAAAGCCCACCCTCGGGGCGACCATCGACTCACTCTGGAACCTGCGTGAGAAGAAGCGCACTCTCGCTGCCCAGACCAAAGTCGTCGAAGCCGACATCGCCCTCATGGAGAAAGACCTGATCGCCCTCATGGGTGAACAGGACACTCGCAAAGGCGAGGGCAAGCTGGCCTCCGTAGGGCTCAGCTACTCAATCAACCCATCCACCAAGGACTGGGATGCCACTGCAAAGTGGATCATTACAGGCAAACGCGCTGACCGCTTTGCTTACCAACATCTTCTCTACAAGAGGATTGCCGCCCCTGCTTACCGTGAACTCCGCGCCCTCGGCGTGGTTATTCCCGGTCAGGAGGACTTCACTGACACCACGATCTCGCTCTCCACTCTGAAATCTAAGCTCTAAGAAAGAACCGCCAAATGGCTACCAAACCAAAACCCACATCCACCGCCGTCGCCGTCAAGGCATCCTCCAACATCGTCTCCATCCGCGAACAGCTGATGGCCCAGGCTGCCAGCGTTGCTGGTCGTACTGAGGGCGGCGGTGCCAAGCAGATCAAGTACAGCGACGGCAAGTTCGTCCTGCCCTCTGGCGCTCAGACCAGCGATCCGATCAAGGTCGTCATTCTGGACTTCGTGACCCAGCACACCAAGTACGAGAAGTCGTACAAGGCCGGTGAGGTGTCTCCGATCAACTGTGCAGCCGTGGGCCAGAACCCTCGTGAGATGAAGCCTTATGCTTCGATCAAGACCCCCGAGTGCGGTGACTGCGGCAGCTGCTGGGCGAACGAGTACAAGTCGGCCGCACAGGGCGACGGCAAAGCCTGCAAGCAGGTGCGTGTCATGGCCGTCCTCGTGCAGGACAGCAAGGGCAACATCGACCCCGAAGGTCCGATCTACCTGATCTCGACGACTCCCACGTCGAACAAGGTGTTCGATCCGTATGTGAAGAGCGTTGCCGCCGTGTTCCAGCTGCCACCCATCGGTGTGGTGACGACCCTGGACATCGACATGACCACTTCCAAGTGGGCTGCGTTGACTTTCAACAACCCAGCACCCAACGGTGACCTGGAGGCGATGTTCCCCCGTCAGGTCGAGGCTCAGGCCATGCTGACAGAGGAGGTGACCATCACGCCACCGGCTCCGGTCGTTGCTGCACCCGCTCGCGGCAAGGCTCCGGCTCGTCGTTAATTAACCCTGTATATCCCCCATTTGGGGGATTGTCCAGGACAAACAAACCACCTAACATCTATGTCGATTCGTAAATGGTATCTAAGCCAAGCCCTTGTTTCCTACAGGAGCTTACTCGGCGTCGTTGACGATCTGACAGAGGAAGAAGTTCTCGCTTGTCTCAATCTTGAGGTAAGCAGCCAACGTCGCCGATCCGTCCTTGACCGGTTAATCAAACGAGCTACCCAGCTCACAACTCAACGCCTACAGGAGAAGTACCATGGCAAAAGCACCTAAGACAATCACCCCCGCCGAAAAGAAGCTGGCCCAGGCCAACCTCAAGGAAGCCCTGAAGAACCACGCTGCGCTGACCAAGGGCATCACCGTGGAGCAGAAGGCAGCTGAGAAAGCTCTGGCCGATGCCAAGAAAAGCGCTGACGCGACGATCAAGGAAGCGGAGAAAGCTGCTGCAGCTAAGCGCAAAGAAGCTGACGCGGCAATTGTCGCTGCTCAGAAGGCTTATGCGGCGGCTTTTGCCAAGGCCGAGAAGTCCAAGGCCGCTGCTGCCAAGGGCACCGAGAAGCTGACTGGTCAGCTCGCTGCGCTGGAGGCTCTGGCCGTGGTGGCAGCACCGAAGGTCAAGGCTCCCGTGCCCGCACCGGTGCTCGAAGCAGCGTAAGTCAAGCAAACCCGCCACCTGTGCTTAGTGGCGGGTGGCCTACTGGAGGAGTCTAATGAACTGCAAGCATATTATGGTTGACCTGGAAACATTGGCGACGACTTCGGACGCTGTGATTATGAGCATCGGCGCAGCAAAGTTTGACCTGGACAGCGACGCAATTGATGATGTTGGCTTTTACGCCAGTGTCTCGATCGAATCTAATCTGGACCTCAAACGCCGTATCAGCGAAGAGACGCTGATCTGGTGGATGAAACAGGACATCTCTGCAAAAGCGGTGTTTGTTGAGCCCAAACAAACTCTCCGAGCTTCACTTGAAGAGCTGGCTGACTGGATAGGCGAGGGTGAGTATTTCGTGTGGAGCAACGGGGGTGATTTTGATATCCCCATGCTCGGTCACGCGTTCACGCAAGTCGGTATGGACATACCTTGGAAATTCTGGAACAGCCGCTGTTTCAGAACCTACAAGAACCTGCCCGGTGCGAAGGCCATCCGCACACCCCCAGGCGGCATCAAACACAACGCGCTGTCAGATGCTGTGCAGCAGATCAAAACCCTCCAGGCTATCCACAAGGCGCTGTTCCTGGGTGGCAAGATCGACAAGAAGGCACCGATATGGGCGTGATCGCTGACGAAAACCGTCGCAAGCGCCGTGCCTTGATGAAGGCTCTGGGCAAGCGGCAATTCAAGAAACTTTACAGAAAGGCTCAAGCATGACTATTGACCAGACCCTTGCCGAACGCGGCAGCCGCTACGGCGAATTCCCTGAACATGCGTTCTTAACGCAGGAACTCAAGAACGCAATGCACGACCATGATGGTTGGCACGAGCTTGACGACGACATGAAAGAGTGTCTTGACATGGTCGCCCACAAGATCGGGCGCATCATCAATGGCGACCCGACCTACATCGACTCGTGGACCGACATCATCGGTTACACCCGTCTGGTGGAGAAGCGGCTGATCACTGAGCAGCAGGCACCTGACGACATGGCGTCTGCGATCCTGGGCAAGTTCAAGAAGCCGGGTGAGACCGCTACACCTCATGCCGTCGCTGAAGCGCTGCGCCTCCTAGTTGATGCCGGCGTCCTGGTCGAGGTCGAAGAGGAAGATGGCGACTCCTGAAAACACATTCATCGCGTCAGTCCACCGGCTGCTGCCGCGTGGGCTGTACCGCATGAAGAACCACAACCAGTACAACGGCGGCATCGCCGATGTCTGGTACAGCGGCATCAAGGCGGACTTATGGATCGAATACAAGTTCATCATGGTGCCCAAACGCCACGACACAATAATTGTTCCTGCGCTCTCACCCCTACAGATGGAGTGGTTAAGATCACGTCATCAGGAAGGGCGTAGCGTGGGGGTCATCATCGGGTCGAAAGACGGTGGAGTCTGGCTGCCGGGTACTTCCTGGCAGACACCTCTCACCGCTGGGGAGTTTGTCGACGCTACTGTCGGCAGGCTTGCTCTCGCTGCAATTATAGAGGGGTTAACGAATACGACAACTTAGGGGTACATCATGCGTAACAACGAATCGGGGCTATTCCCCGCCTTAGAAGCCGCCCTCAAAGCGGCTTCCGAGCCACTGGACTGTCAAGCACTGTTTGACATGCCCTCCATCAGAGAACATGCCGCGTCGGTCACGAGAGTGTCTGACTATCTCGGCAATCTCTGGCGAAAGAACCTCGTTGTGCGCTTGCCCGCTCCAAAGTTGGGCGACTCCCGAAGTCGATGGCTCTATGAATGGAAAGGTCAGAAGGGGCCGAAGTATCTCGATGCTGTCGAATACACCCCGAAGATTCTTGCCGACCGGCCAGCGATGTTGATCTCCGAAGAGGGGAACAACATCATCCTGGAGTTTGAGAACCTCGTCATCACTATCCGTCAGAAACCTGGGAAATAACTGAGGGGCGTCCGCCCCTTTTGCTAGACCTGAAACCTTATGTCTAAGTCAGAACTGCTCACACAACAAGAGACCATGATGGCTGCAGCCCAAGGCTGGAGCCTGTGTCACGTCTACGACCTTGCTTCGAACAAATGGCGCTTGCAAATCTGGGGTATGCCCAGCAGCGAGATGATCGGACAACGTGTGGTCGCTATGGCGCGAGCAGGTGACGGCTTGGCTACCAAAGCACTACGGCTGGTCATGTCCAGCCAGCAACAAGGAACCGTATGAGCCACCCAGATAACTCGACTCTCACCCAGCGGTTCTGGAGCAAAGTCAGTAAGTCAGATGAGTGTTGGCTTTGGACCGGGGCCAAGAACCGTAAAGGTTACGGAGTCGTCGGCACAGTGTCTGGTATGAGCCTCGCCCATCGGGTGTCGTTCGAACTCGCCGGTAATGTGATTCCGAGTCCGAAGCACGTTCTCCACAGATGCGACACCCCCGGTTGCGTCAACCCTAACCATTTATTCCTGGGCACCAATCTCGACAACGTACGCGACCGAGATGCTAAAGGGCGCGGGAATCAAGTGCATGGTGTTGCCAACGGGCGGGCGAAAGTATCAGATGCTGGGGTCAAAGTAATACGGTGCTCACCCCTCAGCCATAAAGAGCTTGCAGCAATCTTTCAGATTGACACGACTACTGTCAAGCAGATCAAAAACAACGAAACATGGAAACACGTATGACCTTCAAGCCGATGTTGGCAGTAAACGCCGACCTGACCAAAATCCCGTACCCTGTGTACGCCTCCCCGAAGATTGACGGAATTCGTTGTTCTGTCGTGGGTGGGAAAGCCTTGAGCCGTACGCTCAAGAACATTCCGAACAAAGCCATCTTCGAGTACCTGAGTGATCCTCAGCTCGAAGGGCTGGACGGTGAACTCATTGTGGGATCACCAGTGAGCCCTACGGTTTACAACGAGACAGTCTCGAAGGTGATGTCCTTTGATAAAGGGATGGACAACGTAGCGTACTACGTGTTCGACATACATAACCATGCTGGTGACTTCACCACCCGTAATTTAGCCCTGCGTAAATTCAACAACCCTAAAGGACGCCTGCCCATCATCCAACTCGAGCAGAAGTGGATTACCACTGAGGACGAGATGATCGGCTACGAAGCCCACTGCGTTGCGGTTGGTTATGAGGGTCTGATCCTGCGTAAGCCTGACACGCTTTACAAATACGGTCGGTCCACCGTGAAGGAGGGGCACCTCTTGAAGGTGAAGCGCTTCACTGACGGAGAAAGCGTAATCGTCGGGTTTGAAGAAGAAATGGAGAACACCAATGCCGCCCAAGTCAACGAGCTTGGGCGCACCAAGCGATCTACCGCTAAAGCTGGCCTCGTCGGTAAGCAAACACTGGGTGCTTTCCAAGTCAGGGACGTGGTTACGGGTGTGGAGTTCTCGATTGGGACTGGACTTACGGCCATGCAGCGGTACGACTTCTGGACCAACCGAGAGCATTATCTCGGAAAAATCATCAAGTACAAGCACTTTGAAGTAGGCGCTAAAGATGCTCCGCGCCATCCTGTTTTTCTCGGCATGCGCGATGAAAGGGACATGTAAATGGAACAAATCAATGTACTCAACCACGGTTCAGTCAGGCTCGTGGAGCACATGGGGTCAGACCTCTCCGTTGTCCGTTCTGCCCGTGTTAGCTATAACGCCGACTGGCGTGGTGGCGATGACGCTAAGCTCATCGGCTACCTCATCAAGAATCGCCACACTTCCCCTTTTGAATCTGTTGTATTCACATTCGAGGTCAAGGCACCCATCTTCGTGTTCCGCCAATGGCACCGTCACCGGACCTGGAGCTTCAACGAGGTGAGCGCCCGGTACTCTGAACTGCCCGAGGAATACTACATCCCCGAGGTGTCGCAGATCACCACGCAGTCGGCAAGCAACAAGCAGATGCGGACTGATGAGATTCACGAAGACGCTGAGATGTATCAGAACCTGATCAGCCTGTCGTGCGACCACTCGTTTAAGGTTTACAAAGAGATGCTGACTGCTGGCATCCCACGCGAGTTGGCTCGTGGCGTGCTGCCGGTGAACACCTTCAGCCGGATGTTCGCCACCGTAGACCTGCACAACCTGCTGCACTTCCTGAAGCTGCGGCTGCACGAGCATGCGCAGTATGAGATCAGGGTTTACGCCCAAGCCATGCTGGAGCTGATCACGCCCATCGTGCCGCGCACCGTGGAAGCATGGAAGGAGCTGGCATGAGGACTATCACTGTGTCCTACGGCCCAGAGGATGCCTGGGAGTTCTCCCAGTCTCATCTGGCACCACACGCATGGAGTGCCATTGACGCCTGCCTGCTTGCCATCCGCAACCACTTCAAACACGACCACCTCTCACCTGAAGAATGCCTGTCTGAGGTGCAGTCCATCCTGTTCGAAACCAAAGCGAAGCTGGGCGAATGAACTACAAACTGAATACTGACCAGACGGTTGCGGTGGATGTTGGCTATTACTGGCAACCCATCGCAACCTGTCCGTTCTCTGTCAAAGTCCAGCTGCTGGGCAAGGGCGGCGTGGCTCACTACGGCACCTACTTCGGTGTCGGCGATTTTTACACCCACTGGGCACCACTGCCCAGGATGCCAAAAGATAAATGAGCCGTGTGCTGACGCTTGTGGAGGCGGCAGAAATGTTGCGCATCCACAAGTCCACCTTGGCAGATTACGCCAAGGCAGGGCGTGTCCCTGCTGCGAAGGTCGGGCGTGCCTGGACCTTCATCGAAGACGATCTCATTGCGCACCTACGGGAGCAATACACATGTCCATCGAAAAACGAGCTGGGAGCAACCTCTGGTGGCTCGACTTCACACTCGCAGGCCACCGCCGGATACGCGAGTCTACTGGCACAGCGGATTTCCGCGAAGCAGAAAGAGTCGAGATCAGGCGCAAGGCCGAGGTCTTAGCCGAGCCCGTCGCCCTCAAGGGCAAGACCTGGGGCAGCGCTGTGATCAAGTGGATGGAGGACAAGCACCCATCCCACACTGAACTGCTGGGGGTTCAGAAGTTCAACCGGTACTTTCCTGACTGTCTGCTGACCAGCATCAAGCCAGCCATGGTCGACACAGCCCTGAAGAAGTTCTGCAAGAACCCCGGTACCTACAATCGCCACCGGGCGCGGGTGTTGGGCATCCTGGAGCTCTCAGGCTTCTCGATCAAACTTCCATTGAAGAAGATCGCCGAGTATGAGCGCAACTGGCTGACCCACGAGCAGTGGGAGAAGCTGCGCGTTGAGCTGCCACCCCACATGCTGCCCATGGCGACGTTCGCCCTGGCAACGGGGCTGCGGCAGGCTAACGTGCTGGGACTGAGGTGGGACCACATCGATCTCGGACGCAAAGCCATGTGGGTCGAGGCACCAGACGCCAAGGGCAAGAAGGCTATCGGAATACCAATGTCAGAGGAGGCAATCAATGCGCTTTTATCAGTCCAAGGGCAACACCCTGAGTTCTGTTTTACGTACCGAGGCAAGCCGGTCTCGGAAATCAAAACAGCTTTCATGGCAGCCTGTATCCGCGCAGGCGTTGGTCGGACTTCACCATCTGGACGTTATGCAGGATTTACGTGGCATGGATTTCGACACACGTTCGCCACGTGGCATTTTCAGGCCGGTACGCCTGATGCAATCATTCAGAAGCTGGGTGGATGGAAGTCCGCTTCCATGCTCGACAAGTACCGGCACCATGCCACAGAACAGCTGGCTGGACACGTGAACAACATATAGGAGGAATGAAATGTACAACCCGAATGAGCCCCGCAAAGACGACGACGGTGACCCAGTCACTGGCTTTCACGGCCCTGTGCGCAAGTGACTGTGACGTGAAACTGTGACGTAGAACCCCGTTCTAACACCTTCTAACGCCTTTCTACAGGAGAACCAAGATGAGACGATAACAAAAAAGCCATTGAAAATCAATGGCTTAAGTGGTGGGCGGTGCAGGCTTCGAACCTGCGACCCCAGCAGTGTGAAGGATGCGGCTCCCGGCTGCAGCCCTTTATCCATGCGGTATCCAGAGCACTGTGACGTGACTCTGTGACGCGACAAATTTCATTAGATTTTAGAAGGAGCTCGCCATGAGTTTCAAACCTTTTGTTTCCACCATCGGTGACGACAAGTTCTACGGCAACGCGCTTGCCTTTGCCACCGAGGCTGAAGCCCTCGACAACGCTCGTGACCTGTTCCAGCGCTGGATGCTGTGCACTGGATACCGCGCCATTGAATCCGATGAGCCAGTCAGTCACGCCTGGGTAGATGGTCAGCTTTTGAATGCTTCTGAATGCACACCTACCACTTCACCCGCGTGAGCGCCAACTCCAAGGTCGGACCTCTGCCGGTCACCACCTCCAGCAAGTCTACCTGCCCGCCTGACTGCCCGCTCAAGGGCAACGGCTGCTACGCTGAAACCGGCCCCCTGGGCATGCACTGGCATCAGGTGTCCATCGGCAACCGGGGCATCACCCTGGATGAGCTGTGCGACCAGATCAAGAAGCTGCCCAAGCACCAGCTCTGGCGCTGGGGTCAGGCCGGTGACTTCCCTGGCGACGATGGTGTGCTGGACGCGACCAGCATGTCAAAGATCGTGCATGCGAACAACCGCCGCGAGGCTATCTCGTTCACTCACTATGACCCGAGCCTCCACCACAACTGGGCAGTCATCGACGACGCCATCAGCAACGGGTTCACCATCAACCTGTCGGCTAACAATCTTGAGCACGCTGACGAGCTGTATGACCACGGGGTAGCACCGGTGGTCACCGTGCTGCCGATGGACACCACCAAGCCGGTGTACACGCCCAAGGGCAGGATGGTGGCGATCTGTCCGGCCACTCAGCGCGATGACATCCAGTGTTCGAGCTGCGGC